AAATGACCCTCGAAGAGATTAAGGACACAGTAAAAAAAAGCCCCTACTCTATAGTCGACTTTTCTACCCATATTGCTATATATATGGATGTAGAATGGTCGGATAAATTTAAGGAACGCATCTACCAGATTCTTTCCCCAAAGGGACATGGGAAACCTTCAGAGGATGAGCTATCAGCAATGACGTTCTGGTGTGAGGTGCAAAAAGACCCACACTGGTATGCCCTTAGACACTATCGAACCAAAGAAATGGGTAGAAAAATTCTTACCCTAAGTGAATGGTTGATGGGTAGAAGAAGATATAACAGGATACAAGCTAAAAAAATGCTTGACTATTTTCGTAGACTTATATAGATTGTGGATAACCAATCACAATTAAACAATAAGGATACAAATGGATATAGCTGCATCTATACTATATAGGATAAGCCTAAAGACGGGGATTAGTCCTAAACTCATAAAAGGCAAATCTAGAAAGCAAAATATTGTTGATGCTAGACAAATTTATATGTTTGCACTTAGACAATTAGGATTTAGCCAACAATTTATAGCAAATAAGCTAAAATACAAAGACCACACCACTGTTCACCACCATTTAAAGAAGAATTGTGCTATTTCGCACGAGAATCGCCTTATAGCCACTCAAATAGTAAAGGTATGTCTACGTATGGCTGTAAAGGAGAACGCACGTCTAGGGCGAAGTATGAAAGAAAAAAATTGTGGGAGGGCATAATTTTATGGAAATTATAACCTTTTTTATATTTTCAACAACAATGACCTTTATAGGATTCTTAATTGGTATGTCTACACGCATGAAAAATTTAGAAGACGATGTAAAAGAAGCCTTTAAAAAAGGGTACATTGATGGATATATGGAAGCATCAAAAAAAGAACAGGAAGAGCCTTATTATAAAGACTTCCCGAAGATGGGTATAAACTAACGCTTCTTACTGCGACCAGTTTTTTTCATGGAAACCATTCTTCCATTCTTGGCACCCATCATGCCTTTCTTCTTTTTGTCCTTTTTGTCTTTTTTGCCATGTGAGCCGTGATACATAATTATTTACCTATTTTTTGTTGTGCTTTTCTATGGGCTTCAGCGAAGGAGTCGCCCATGAGCATTCTCCTACGCATAAACTCCATGTGTGGTTTACTGTGATGAACCGAGTGTCTACTCAGCTTTGTCTCCTGACTCTTGGTCAGTCTTTGTTTCATTATCATTTTCTAATGCGTTTTGATAGCCCTTGATAAGGTGTTGTGTTTCGTGTAGTTGCATCACAAGTTGTGATTCAAGTACTTTTAGTTGTTCTAGTCTTTCTTCTGCTGTCATAATTTTACTCGCTTAAATTATTGTTGTTACCAAGCCAATCCTTTCAGGATAGCTGGATTCTTTTGTTCATCAATCTGTGCCTGAACACTTGCTTCTATAGCATCTTTGTCGATTATCTCATAAAGCCAACCAAGAACAATTTCCTCAGTCAAGTCTTCATATGCTATATAATCTTTAGATGATGGGTCTGGCGTGAATCCCTCAGCACCATAGCACCTTCCTGAGAAGTCACCATCAGTTTTGCCACAGTCCCAATGGGCTACAACAACACCTTTGTCATCATCGTTGGTATATTCTAATGTATTTATTTTCCAATTCATAATTTTATTCTTTGTGTGTAAAGTTAGCGATTAATTCATCAGTCCAATATGCGTTACACACATCTTGAACGTTTTGTGGTAAGCTAGTAATGTCATCCAATGGAGTAACTACGCTTCTATTGTGCGATTGTGAAATGACCACACCATTATCTGTTACTGTTGTGGTTTTTCTTAATTGCACGTGTCCTG